TCCTTCCTCGACGCCACCGGCAAGTACTCGGTGGGCAACGTCGGGAAGATGCTCGGCATCGGCCAGAACAAGCTCTTCCGTGAACTCCGCAATCGGGGCGTGCTCATCGCGTCCGGCAGCAAGCGCAACACGCCGTACCAGAAGTACATGCACCACTTCGAAGTCATCCCGCACGAGTTCGAAAAGAAGAACGGCGACATCGGCTGCTCCTACACGACGTACGTGCAGCCGTCGGGAATCGACTTCATCCGCAAGAAGCTCGGCTTCGAGCGGATCGATCCGCCGCTGCCCGGCGTCGGCAAGCGGGAAGCGGGGGTCGCGTGATGGACGTCCATGGCAAGCCGCCGACGGCCAGCACGGTAGACGTCAACCTTTCCGAGAAGACGATTCAGGTCGACGGGGAGCCGTTCCCGTGGCTGATCACGGGATTCAAGATCGCCACGAGAACGGACCACATCGCCACGCTGACGGTCGAAATCCCCGTTCAGGAGATCACCGTAGAGCTACGCGAGTAGAGCGCCGTTCACCGGCGGGTGTCGACCAGGCCACAACAACGTAGCCAATCGGACCCCAGCCTTGGGCGAAAACCTCGGAAGGACCATCGCCAGCCGGCACCTCCTCCAGCGTCAGCCTCCATTTGCTCGACGCGAACATGCCGGCCACAGCAGCGCCCTCCAGATGCATCTCAACATCCAGCGCGTCACCGCCGGTGTTGTTCACCACCTGGAATCGCTTCCCAGCCTCATGACGCAAGTACCAAGCATCCATCCAAATCACCTCCCAACCGGGGCGGCAGCCCCACCAACAGTTAACCCGTCGAAAAGAAGGAGGGCACCATGTCCGCTGATCCGTGGCTCATGACTCAGGTCCGCCGCCGGGCCTCCCAAATCGTCGAGGACTGGTCCGAGCGCGTCTACGTCCGCTGCATCGTCGACGAGCTCGAAGCCGAGGGCATCTACGACATCCGGCATCTGCCGGCCGACGAGGTCGACGCGCTGATCATCCGGCACACCGTCGCCCCGCTGATGGACGACGAGGACGAGGAGGAGGTGGCGTGATGTCCGGCATCAAACCCGGCGACGTCGCCATGAACGGCCGCCGTTACGCGCCTGAGGGGCTTCCGCTCCTCGAATACTTCACCGCTTACCGCGTGCTGACGCGGATCCGCGAGCAGGTCCTGACGGGCAGGCCGTCGGGCCGCGTCATCGACGAGGCAATGGACGAGCTGCTCGACCTCGCAGGCAAGGGAGGGCGGGGCGATGGGTAGGTCAGTTTCCCACACCTGGAGGCAGGGCCGCGTTAACAGCCGCAATGCCGATCTGCTTGCTGGCGGCCCCAGCCACGCCTCCGACGAAGACGTTGCCGAACCAGTCCTTGAACTTGCTCCACGTGGATGCCCCTCGGGGTCCTCGTCCGTGAGGAGCACGATGATGCTCCGGAGCTCGGCGAGTGCCTTCTGCAGGTCGAACTCGCCTCGGGTCGAGAACTCGTCGAGGCACAGCTGAAGGTGTGCGATGACGTAAGTCAGATGCCGATTCAGGTTATGGGGCACGTGGTCGGCTCGATCGCGTTGAGCTTCGCGGAGTTCGTCAAGCTTTTCGTTCATTCGCGAAACGCCGTCCGGGGCGATCTGCGGCTGGGTGATGCGGAGCATGGTGCCGAGCGTTGCCAGCATTCGCAGCGACTGCGGGTCAATGTTGCTGCTCCCGGATTGCCAACCGTTCGGGTACACGAAGACGGCTTTGCACCAGCTCGGGAACTCGTTCCGCCGCTCCGTTACGTCCAAAACCCCTGTCGCCTCGTGCTCGTCGAGAAGCATCTCGATCGCGTCCAACAGGGCCACAGCCGTGCGGTGCGTCTTCCACTGGGGATCGTTGGCCAAGGCTCGAGCGGTCGCTGTCGATTTCGAGGCGCCGTGGTTCCAGGCCGTCAGCTGCGCGTGAAGAAGTTCTGCTGGATTCGCCATGCGTCAAGCATACCGGCAGGTCATGGCGTTCAGACGCCCCGCTGTGCGGAGGCGCGGTCCGACTGGCAGACACCGGGGTTCAAGTCCCCGGCGGGCACCCGGACTCGTCGCCTTCCCGGCGCCGGCTGTCCGATCCCACCCCGGGGTCGCCAGCGCCGCGGCGAGTCCGATCTAACCGGTGCGTCAAAGCGGGTTCGTCTGTTCCCCGCCAAGCCCGCCCCATGGCCTGCGCGTTTCCGGCGCTCTCCTCAGGCCGGCAGGGCTGCGCACCACCCATCCACCCATAAGAAAACGGCCCGCACCTGGTGCAACAGGTGTGGCGGGCCGCTTCTAGTTCGAAGGAGAACTGCAATGCATGATACCCGACCCTACTCGCCGGAGGTGGTGACGATGCCCATCATCCTGACTGGCCCGGAGATCCGCGCGTATCTGCGGATCGATAGCGCACAGTTGTCGCGGCTGGCCACCCGTGACGAGGATCCGTTGCCGGCCCGCAAGACCGCCGGCATGGGTTGGCGCGCTCGTCGCTCAGACCTCGATGACTGGCTGGACCGCCAGGGGGTGGCGGCATGAGGCCTGAGCTGACCAGGACCACGAGCCACCGCGATGACGCGTTGCGCGTCGTGATGTGGACGAAGCCCGGCTGCGCGGCGTGTGCCCGTACCGAGAAGCTGTTGACCCGGCACGACGTGCCCGTCCTCGAAGAGGACATGACCGCCGAGATCTTGCAGTTCGCGGCCGACATGGGATTCCGTGAGGCCCCGGTGGTCCTCGGCGTGCGTCCCGATGGCACGTCGACGTGGTGGGCGGGGCTCGACTTCGCCCGCATCGCCGAGTTCGTCGGCCTGGCACGGAAGGAGCGCGACCGTGTCTGATCTTCCTTCCTGGGTGCGTGTCGACGTTGACGCCGAGCACGAACTCGCCGAAGCCATCTACCCGCACCGGTACCGCGCCGCGTACCGCGCGGTGTGGGACGCGCGCGACCAGATCGCCGCCGCCGGCCGCTGGCTGGCGGTCGGAGCCGGGGTCATGGCCGTTCACGCGCTGGTCCAGACCGCGATCACCGCATCGCAGGTCCTCAACACTGAACCGCTGTTGTGGGGCCTCGGCTTCATCGGGTGGACGGGTACGGCCCACGTGCTGTGGCGCACGGCCTGCCGGATCGAGGAGGTTGTGCCGTGACCACCGCTGAACGCCTGGCCGCCGAGGAGCTCGACCGCTTCTTCTTCCGCAGGCGCTTGCAGACCCGACTGCAGGCTGTCGCCTCGTGCCTGTCGCGCCCCGCCGCGGACTTGCTCTTGGAGGGCGCAGCTGACCCGCGCCGCCGGATCCCGTGCGACGGAGTCCACCTGCCGTACTTGCCGGCCGCCGAGCTGGTCCGTCACGGGTGCATCGCCGACGAGGGCCGACTGACGGGCCACGGCATCGCCGTCGCCGAGCGCATCGAGGCGCTGCGGGCGGCCAAGCGCGCGCTGGAGGACTGGGAGGAGCCGTCGTGACCACGCACCTTCTCGCACGCCTGCGCTACCCGTCCGCCGGCGGCCGCCTGGTGATGCTCACCTGGATCGACCCGGACGCCGAGCCGCGCCGCGTCGGGGCACTGCACCTGGGCGACGTTTGCGACGTCATGCCCCGCCCGTTCGTCATCCCGCGCCGCGCGATGCTGCCCCGGCCGCCCCAGGTCGGCGTCGGCCGCTTCGTCTCCCTGTCTGAGCTGCGCACCTGGATCGACGACCAGCCCGACCAGAAAACCCGCGCCGCCCTGGCCGCATTCATCGCCTGGGCCGACGCCATTGACCTCGACCATGATCTGGAGGCCGCACGATGACCACCCACCAGCCCGCCCGCCGCGCCGAGGACGGCCCCGAGCCGCCGACGTGGTGCTCGACCGCCCGCCTGCTCGCCGCCGACCGGGTGCCGCGCACCTACGGCGGCGCTCAGCGCCCGCGGCATCGCCGCCGCATCCGCCCGGCCCTGTGGCGGTTGCGCCGCATGCGTGGCGACGTCACCGGCGTGATCATCGTGACTGCCGTCCTCATCGCACTGCTGGGCATCACCTGGCTGATGGTGCTGGGGGTGTACCTGTGACCGCCCAGATCACCGGCCGCCGTGCCGTGGCGCCACGCCGGCCGTCGATCCGTGCCTGCGCATGGATCGCCGTGCGCGAGACCGTCGGCCTGCTGCTGCCGAGGAGGTGGCGGTGATGGGGCGGAGGAAGCCGGAGACCCCGGACGAGGCGTACTGCACGCGGTGCGGCGACCCGATCATGTGGCGCGAGACGACCGCAGGCAAGCGCATCCCGCTCGATGCGTCGTGCGACCCGAATGGCGTGGTCCGCCTGGTGCGCGGTCGCGCGGAGGTCCTGGGGCAGCACGACGCGGAGGAGCGTCGCGCCGCCGGCGAGCTCCTCTTCAAGCCGCACGTCGTGTCGTGTACGTCGGGCCGGCCCCGCGGCGTCGGGATGCCGCCGGAGGTACGCGAGCGCATCCGTCGTCGGCAGGACCCGGCGGAGCGGATCCGCATCGAGCTGGCCAAGCGCGGCAGCCGCCGCCGGCAGATCGGGAGGCCGGATGGGTGACCACGACGACCGTGCCGCGTGGGCGTGGTGGGAATCCCTGTCGCCGGAGCGGCGCGCGGGGATCCACCGCTGGATCGAAGCGAAGAAGCACTCAACTGATGAAATCCCTGGCCAACTGGCCATCGAAATGAAGGAGGCAGTGGGATGACCACTCCCCACGAGGACGACTACCCGGTGAGCGTCGTCGGCCGCATGTCGTTTACCGCGCCGAGCGTGGAGCTGGCGAAGGCGTTGGAGACCATCGCCCCGATCCCGGACGCGAAGTCCGCGGCCGGTTTCGATGCCGTCCGCATCGAGGCCACCGATGGCGGCGCCGTCGTCGTGTCAGCGGCCAGCCCGCTGATGATGGCCATGGCCGTGGTGCCTGACACCGACGTCGTCGGTGCGGGCTGCGTGGAGGTGTCGGTGAAGACGGCCCGCGAGTTCGCGGCGGTGTGCCGCCAGAAGGTCGCCGTCGACAACGACGTCGAGGCGCTGCTCCAGCAGTCCGGCGAGGCCGTCGAGCTGGAGCTGCTCTATGGTCTGCCGATTTGCCAGCACCGCACGCGCCGCCCGGCGTTTTCCCCAACGATGCGAACAGCGGGGATCTTCCCGCGGGTATCGAAGGAGATCGCCAAGGCGGACGAAGAGCGCACGGTCGACCCGGAGCGCCGCAAGGATCCGGAGGGAAATGACCTGCCGTTCACTCCGCCGTCGATGACCCCGGCCCAGGCGTCGGCACTGACGAAGGCCGCGTCGGTCATCGGAGAGCCGATCTGCCTGCGCCACACCGAGAAGGACGGCGCGTTCCTGGCCACCATCGGTGAGGCGTTCGGATCGATCTACGTCTGCACCAACGACCCGAAGCCCGACGAGGACGACGAAGACGGCGCCGACGAGGCGCCGGCCGGGCCCGTGGTCGATGGCGCCGCCGGCGACGTCGGCGCGGGGGAGCCGGGGGCCGGTTCGCTGCGCATCGTCGGCGCGAAGCCGATCGGCGGTGTCTCGTGACGCCGCAGGAAGCTCAGGCCGCCCTGGACCGCATGGACAGGTGGCAGGGCATGCCCAACGACGAAGCCCACGAGCTCTTGGGCCAAGCGCTGGAGTTCATTGCGTCGATGCGCACCGAGTACGGCGTGACGTACCAGGTGAAGTCCGAGGACCCGGCGGCGCCACCGCACGAGTTCGACACCGGCCGCTGGCACGACTCTCGCGAGGCGGCGCGCGCCGAGTTCGCCAAGGTCCTCGAGGAGGACCACGACGTCGTGCGGCTGGTCGGACGACAGGTGTCCCCGCTGGAGACCATGACCACCGCAGTGTGGGGTGAGCGCTCATGACCGCCCCGACGCCGAGCCCGCGGGGCATCTTGTTCGTCGCCGGCCTTGGCGCCGATGACGCGGACCGGCTGCTGATGCAGCTGCCCATCATCGGCTACCGCGACGTCCCCGCGATCGCGCGCGTCATCGCCAGGGCCCACGCCGCTGGCCGGGCCTCGGGAATGGATCTGATCCACCTGCGCATGGCCACCGACATCCGCGGCTCTGCCGTCGCCGGGCCTCTGGAGGCGCTGCACCCCGGTGCCCCGGTCGCGGAGCTGCGCGCCGCGCTCGACGAGGTCGAGCGCCTGCGGCTCGCGGAGTGGGGAGTGGCCCCGCGATGACCTGCCTCGACTGCGCGGCCCCCATGCCCCCATCCCTGATGCCCCTCTGCGCCTCCTGCGCCCGTGTTGCCGTGAATGTCCTCGGCAGCGTGGACGCCCGGATCGACCTCCTGGAGGAAAAATGACCGACACAACCATCCGAACCGATGTCTACGGCTTCACCTGGGCCCGCCGCGACGACGGTCAGTGGGAATCCGCCTACGGCACCGTCCGCCCGGACCCCCGCTTCACCTGGAACGAGGACGAGGAATGAACCGCTTCTCCAACGCCATTGTCATCGTCTGCTGCGCGACCGCCGCGGCAATCGTCGCCGCGTGCTTGATCTACGCCCTGTTGGCCGGGCCCGAGCCCACCACGGGACCGCCCGCGTCCACGCCGGCCACCGTCACCGAGACCACGACGGCCGCGACGACGACCACGACGGCCACGATCACCTTCACCCACGCGACGAGCTGCCCGCCGTCGCCGTCCGCCGACTACTAGGAGAGGGGGCGAGAATGACCAGCCAGCTGTTCCTCTTCGAGGACCCCGCCGACGTCGCCGAGCGGGAAGCCGAGGAGACCACCCGCCGTGACGCCGAGCGACTTCGGCAGCCGCACACCTGCCCGTGCTGCGGCACCACTGAGCCCAACGCGTATCTGCTGAGCATCAATCACGGCTACGACCTCCTCCGCGGGACGATCTACGGATTCCCCGTCGGCCGGCACCCGATCTACGGGAAGCGTTGCGGCAAGCAGGCCCTCATCGACTCCCACATCCGGTACGCCACGGTCCGTGGCCTCTCGGACCTGCTCGAGGAATGCGCGTCCACCGGCCGCCGAATCGGTCTCGACGTCGGCGCGATCATCGCCGACGCCCGTGCCCGTGCGGAGGCCAGCCAGCGATGATCCCCACCGGCACCCAGTGCCAGCGCATGCCGCGCCTGTTCGACAGCCGCGACGAAGGCGAACCGCACAAGGCCGCCGCTGCCCGCCAGCGCCTGGCAATCCACGCTTGCCGGTCGTGTCCCGCCCTCGACGCGTGCAAGCGGTACCTGCTCGACTGCGAGACCCGCGGTGCCCAGGTCGACGGTGTCGTCGCCGGCCGCCATTGGCGCCGCCTCCGCGACCGCATCGCAGAGGTCCGCCCCTGCGCGGACTGCGGCGCCGACATGGTCAAGCGGGGCACCCCGACCATCGACCGGCTTCGCACCGACGGGACGCTCACCGCCAGGCACGCCGGCCGCGGCCTGTGCGACGACTGCTACTCCAACCACCGCATCGCCGACACCCTCAGCCGATTCCCCCGCCAATCGCGCACCAGCGCGCACGAGAAGGGAGGCGCACGACGATGAACTGCCGCGACCCCTAGACCCCCAACTACCGCCAATGATGACCGCGCCCTGACCAGAAGACGGAGACGACCATGCGAACCACCGACGCCCACGATCGCGCCGGGCAGCCCCGTTCCGGGAGTGATGCCTGATGGCGTGGATCAAGAAGGGCGATACGTGGAACGACGCACCGGAGTGGATGCGGGCTTACGAGCTCGCGGCCACGCGCGGTGATGATCGCCTCGTCAACGAGCTCAAGGGCGCGGCCGAGTCGCTGTTCGCGCATTCGGCACAGCAGTGGACCGACTACAAGATCACCTACGGCGCCGCGGTGCGGCATATCGGCATCAGCCGAGTCGAGCCGGTCCTGGCCGACCTGATCACGATTGGGCTCCTCACGGAGTCCACCGAGGGCAATGAGCGCGTGTTCATGCTCGTTGAGCGTGAGGCGTTCGAGCACCTCATCCGGTCGGATTCCAAGGCCAAGTCCACCAAGCGCCGCAACGATCAGAATCGTGGCGGTCTGCAGGTGCCGGTGATGCTCCGTGATGGAGACCAGTGCCGGTACTGCGCCGACGAGGTGGTGTGGGGCGACAACAAGTCCGACCGTGGCCGCGAGTACGACCACCGGGACATGGACGCCCCGACGACCCCGGACAACTACGTGACCACCTGCCGCGGCTGTAACCAGCTGCGGCATGAACTCGGCGACCGGGCCGAGGAGGAGCTCCCGCTCCTCGATCCGCCGGCAGCCCCGGTCTACGGGCCGGAGCTGATCAAGAAGCTGTCGCGGTGGGAAACGCTCACCGCGCGGTGGTGCAAGAAGGAGGGACTCCCGAACCCGCTTGATGCGGGCGAGGTCGAGGCCCAGGACGACCCGGCCGCCAGCCGGGCAGCGACCCCTTCTCCAGAAGTTGATGAAGTACGCGAACCGTCCCCGGCAACGGGCACCAGCCAGGTGTCCAGTGCGCCGCAGTTCCCCAAGGATTCCCGGCAGGTTGAGTCCAAGGGTCGAGCCGTCAATGGGAGTCCCCGGCAGCCAGCCGGGGCCACGTCAGCCCCCGTAGTCAAGCCGCTTCCGGAACCCGACGCCACCCAGGCGCCCGGTGATCCGCAGGGCCGATCAGCGTCGCACGTGCGCGACGCCGGTCCCGCTAATGAAGCACCCCAGCCCGCACGTCGTCGTCGCCGGCGCCGCAAGAAGTAGGCCTCGAGTCCACGGCACCCGCCACGCGGGGCTGCATTCGGTCTACATCTGGCGCGTCCTACGGCACCGCACACGCGGTGCGGCGACGCGAGTTTTGGCGTACCCGAATCCGGTGCCGCCGCCCTCGAATCTGGTTCGAACCAGGGGAGTGGGAAACGGGCGGCACCGGGTCGGGACGGGACGGGTCGGGTCGGGTCGGGTTGGCGTTACCCACCACCTACCTCGACCACTGGAAGCGAAGGGAAGTCATGGAGTTCTATCTGACCGAAGTTGAGCAGGACCTGTTGGGCAGGGATCTCCACACACTGGAGGTGCTTGGCCCTCGGGTGGCGGACATGTTGGTGCCGTCGACGCCTGCGTCCGGGACGAATGCCGGCCGCCCGGCGAAGCGGTCGGGTTCGCGGCCGCCAGTGGTGGTGCATGTCCTCGACGTGAAGATCGATGCCGGGGTGGTTCTGGCGAAGCTGGTCACCCGGCTGGTGATGACGGTCGGCCGCGCGGAGGTCGGGGCGCCGGGGACCAACGAGATCGCGGGGATGGCGGCGTGGCTGCATCGGCATGTGCTCGTGATCGCGGCCCAGCCGTGGGCGCGGGAGCGTGCGCTGGAGGTGGCGCGCGTGGCCCGGCGGGTGGCTGATCTGGTGGACCCGCCCCCGCCCGTCGATGCCCCGTCCCCTCCCCGTGCGCTTGGCCCCCACCCCCCTCCCGATCAGTCCCCCTCCCCATCGGGTGCCTGCTCCCCGGGGCAGCCGGGGCGGGGAGCAGTGGCGGAAGGCGAGGGAGTTCATGGCGTCCGGTGGGAACGCGCGGGCTTCGCCTTCGGCTCGTCGCGGCAGGTCGAGGAAGCCGCGCGTCTGCTCGGCGAGCCGGTCAGCCGCACGACGATCCGCAAGTGGGCACGCGAAGGGCACGTGGTGGCGCACCTGCAGGACGACGGCACGCAGCTCTACTCGCTGGCCGAGGTACTCGACTACGCGCGGCGCTGGCGGCTGCAGCTCGACGAGGCGTCGTCATGATCGGTGCTGACGTTCGTGCGCGCCGTAGCCGGCGGCTGGCCGCGCAGGTCGCGGCAGCTCGTGCGATCAGCGACGCACGGCGTGGGAGCCCGGACGCTGGGCCGTGGCCAAACGAGACCGGAATGCGCGGTGCTGCGGCCAGGCTTCAGCGTTCGCAGAAGGGGCAGAGCGGCACGACATGGTGCGGCACTTCGACCTGGGGTTTCCACCTCGTGTGCTACGCTGCGCTTAATCGTCGCGTGAACCCGGAAACGGTCACGCGGCGTTTGTCATTCAATCGCAGGTCAACGGTATGACGGTGGCGCGAGGAGGTGTCGATGGCGGGCTGGCGATCCAACTCCCGTGGCCCCCGGTCGCGCGGATTCCCGGAGGCCGTCCGCCTGGCGATCCTCTCCCGGGACCGGTACCAGTGCCAGCTGGCCTATCCCGGTTGCGCGGGCACAGCCACCGACGCCGACCACGTCATTCCGGTCTTCGAGGGCGGCAACGACGAGATGACCAATGGTCAGGCCGCATGCCCGGCCTGCCACAAGATCAAGACCCAGGCGGAAGCTGCCCGCGCCCGGCGGCGCCGCGCCCGCCGGCCGGCCCCGCGGCACCCGGGGCTCCGCGCCGACTGAGGGTGGGGGATGCCCCTCGCTCCGATCCCAGCCCGGGGCGGAGGGCATTGGCTCTCGAAAACGGTACGGGTTAGAAGTTTTTGCAGGTCAGTATGTATTTCGGCCCGTGTGGGACGCTGGCGCGATGCCGTGACCTGCGGCAACATTGAACCCGTTTCGGCCGTCTCTGACGCCTCTACGGAGCCTGTGTGGAACAGGGCCCAATGAAGATCATTCATGCAGGTCAGGGGTTCCTTTCGTAACGAATCACGAGTACGATGGAAAGCATGAGGAGCACATGCGAGACCTGCGGAGAGACCCTGCCGATCCAGCGCGCCGGGCGGCCGCCGAAGTACTGCTCCTCGCCGTGCCGCCAAGCCGGATACCGGGCCCGCAAGCGTCGCCAGCTGCCCCCTGAGATGGTCGCGGCCGACCGGTGGGTGGCCGCCGACGGCAAGCGCCCCATGACCGCTGACGGCCGCGCAGCGTCCTCGACTGACCCGTCGACGTGGGGCCCGCGCACCGACGTCGCAGAAGGGCCGAACGGCTTCATGCTCGGCGCGGGCTTCGCCTGCATCGACCTCGACGGCTGCGTGGCCGCCGACGGCCGGGTCGAACCGTGGGCCCGGTCGATCCTCGCAACGGTGCCCGACGCGTTCGTCGAGCGCTCGGTCAGCGGCCGGGGCCTGCACATCTTCGGCCTGCTTCCCGAGGGACCGGGCCGCAACCTCGGGCGCGCCGAGTACTACTCCAAGTCCCGATTCATCCGCGTCACCGGCAACGTCCACCGGCAAGGGGCGCTCGTCGCGCTGTCGCCGGCCATCGCCGAGATCCACCGCCAGCACGCAGCTGGCCAGATTCCCCAGCGCCGCGGCGCTGCCCGAGGGAGGGCGGCCGCCGCGGCGTGACAACCGCCAAGGAGGTGCCCCATGCCCGGACCGATCCCGAAGCGTTCCGACCAGCGGCGCCGCCGCAACAAGGACGACGGACCGCCCCCGCTGCGAGTCGCTGGCTCCAAGACCGTGAAGCCACCGGCCGAGGACAGGTCGTGGCACCCGGCGGCGAAGCGTTGGTTCCGCGCCCTCAAGCACTCCGGGCAGGCGGTGTTCTACGAGCCGTCCGACTGGGCATATGCGCAGTTGGCTGCTGATCTGCTCACCGCGGAGATGGCGATGGAGAAGCCGCGCGCGGCGACCATCGGCCTGGTGCTGTCGATGATGGACAACCTCATGACCTCGGAGGGGGCACGCCGGCGAATCCGCGTGGAGCTCCAGCGCCCGGGCCTCGACGACGCCGATGGCGCCGCGACGGTCTCGATGCTCGAGAAGTACAAGAACGACCTGGCCGGCTGATCCGGCGCCGCGCGGAGGTAATGACGACCATGGTCGCCGCCGCCGAACGACTGGAGACCCTGCCCGACGGGCTGCCGACGCTAACGCTGGGCTGGGAGGCCCTGGCCTGGGCCGCGAAGTACCTGCGCCACCCCAACGGCATCCGCGCCGGCAAGCGCTGGGAATTCACCCGCGAGCAGGCCCGCTTCATCCTCTGGTTCTACGCCGTCGACGAAAACGGCCGCTGGCTGTACTACCACGCCGCCCGCAGGCTGGCGAAGGGCTCGGGGAAGAGCCCGTTCGCCGCCGTCCTGGCGCTGATCGAGTTCCTGGCGCCGGTTCGGTTCAGCCACTTCGACCCGGACGTGCTCGGCGGTTGCGTCGGCAAGCCCGTCCACATGCCGTTGGTACAGATCGCCGCCGTGTCCCTCGACCAGACCGAGAACACCATGCGCATGGTCCGCGCCATGGCCTCCAAAAAGGCCGCCCCGCAGCTCCACGCCGACTACGCCCTCGACGTCGGAAAAACACAGATCAACGTCGAGCCCGCCGGCAAACTCGAAGTCATCACCTCGTCGTCGGCCACCGCCGAAGGCGCGGAGGCGACCTTCATCATCGGCGACGAGCTCGAGCACTGGACCGCGGGTAACGGCGGCACCGAACTGCACCGCACGCTGCTCGACAACCTGTCCAAGTCCGGCTCCCGCATGCTGGAGACCCTCAACTCCTGGACCCCCGGCTCCGGCAGCGCCGGTGAGGAAACGTTCGACTCCTGGTGCATGCAGGAAGACGGCCTGACCAAGAACGAACTGAAGATCCTCTACGACTGCCGCCAGGCACCACCAGACACCGACATGGCCGACGAAGCCAGCCTTCGCGCCGGGCTGGAATGGGTCTACGCGGACTGCCCGTGGGTGGATATCGACTGGATCATCACCCGCATCTGGCACCCGAAGGCGCGGCCGGACGATTCGAAGCGCAAGTACCTGAACTGGCCCGTCGCGTCGGTCGATGCGTGGGTGGACCCAAAGGACTGGGCGCAGATGACGGCGCCGACGCGTCAACTCGTCGACGGCGAGCGCGTCGTGCTGTTCTTCGACGGCTCGCTGTCCAACGACCACACGGCCCTCGTCGGCTGCTGCATGGCGGACGGGCACGTGTTCACGGCCGGGGTGTGGGCGCCACCCGAGGACGGCGGCAACGTCGACGTGGAGGCGGTCGATGCGGGTGTTGCCCGCGCGTTCGACCGGTTCGACGTCGTGGCGTTCTGGGCCGACGTCCGCGAGTGGGAGTCGTTCGTCAAGGTCGACTGGCCCCAGCGGTACGGCGACGGCCTGCGGCTGTGGGCGTCGCCGAAGGCCCGGCATCCGGAGCCGATCGCCTGGGACATGCGCGGCAAGGACTTCCTGTTCACCCAGGCGTGCGAGCTCGCGGCCGCCGAGATCATGCAGCACTCGTTTACTCACGACGGCGATTCGCGTCTCGTGGCGCATGTTCGTAACGCGCACCGGCACATCGGCCGCTACGGCGAGACGGTTCGCAAGGAATCGAAGAAGTCCAGCCGGAAGATCGACGCGGCGGTCTGCATGATCGGCGCGCGCATGGTCTACCGGCTGGCCAAGGATGACCCGGCGGTCAATGCCGCACCGGTCAACGACGAAGCGATGTTCATCTAAGGAGGTGCGTCACGCATGAATGAAGGACAGGCCCGAGAGGCCGTTCGGGCCCTGCTCGTCGAGCATGCCGCCCAGCGGCGACGCTACGACGTCATTGACCGTGCGGTCCGTCCGTGGTCGGACGCTGAAGCAGCCCGACGCATGGGCGTTCAACAGGGCAAGAACTTCCACCGGCACCTCAAGATCGCCAAGATGGCCCAGACCCCCTTCCTCGGGCTTGTGCTCGATACTTACGGGCAGAGCTTGAAGGTCGACAACTTCTTCTCCTCCGGAGCCAAGCAGGCGCCGGCGTGGCGATGGTGGCAAACCAACCGCATGAACGCTCGCCAAACCGGACTGCACCGCGCGGCCTTGGAGTACGGCACTGCTTACGCCTCTGTCCTGCCGGCCGCCGGCGACGCGGCGCGTATCGGCGTGCACTCGCCGCGGCGCTTGGTGGCGTTCTACGGCGAGCCGTTCGCGTGGCCCGGGGAGGGGGACGCAAGCAGCGAAGAGTTCCCGATCATTGCCCTGGCCATTCAGGGGCACCACTTGCGTCTGTACGACGAGACCAACGTCTATTACTTCGGCGCTGAGCACGTCCCCGGCGATCCGCTCGCGTGGAGCGCGTCGCACTACCTCACCGACGCCAACCTGCCGTACCTGGAGGCCCGGCCGCACGGTGTGGGCGTCACGCCCATCGTCCGATACCAGGACCGGATGATGGCCGACGGCGAAGAGACCAACGGAATCGTCGAGCACCTCATCGCCTTGTCCGACCGCATCGACCGAACGAACTACGAGCAGGGCGTCGCCCAGTACTGGAGCGCGTTCAAACAACGCTACGTCCTCGGTTGGATGCCGAAGAACGAACAGGACGCGATGCGGCAGTCCGCCTCCGACACCTGGTTCTTCGGCAACAAGGACGTCAAGGTCGGCCAGTTCGACTCCACGGACCTGTCCCAGTACACCGAGGCCCGGCAAGCCACGGTCCGAGACTTGGCGGCCACGGCGCAGGTGCCGGCCCAGTCGCTGGGGGCCAACGCGATCAGCAACATCTCGGCGGACGGTCTCGCCGCGCTGGAAACCTCGAAGGACCGCAAGGCCTCCGAGATCCAGACCTCGCTGGGGGAGTCCCACGAGCAGCTCCTGCGCCTGTGCGCGCACATCACCGGGGACGGTGACGGTGCCGCGGACTTCGGCGCGGAGGTCAAGTGGGCGGAGACCTCCTCCCGGTCCTTCGCGCAGACCGTCGACGGCCTCGGCAAACTCGCTTCGCTTCTCGGTGTGCCCAAGGAGGAGCTGTGGGCGGATATCCCGGGCTGGACCCGCGAGCGGGTCGATCGGGCGCTGTCGCGCGCCGCCGCACTCCCGCAGGAATCCAGCGGTCTTTTCGACTCCGAGGACGAAGACAGCATCCCGGAAAGCAATTGACCCGCTTCCGCTGGCCAGCCGTCGATGAATCACAGGAGGTGCCCCCATGCAGGACAGCGAAAAGCGCATGCGCCGCGAGATCGCGGCCATCGTCACCGACCACGGCATCCCCACCGACGTCGACAGCGCCAACCGCCTGGCCGCGCGGCTCCATCCGGTCGTACAGAAGTACCGCGGCGACTACTACCGCCACGACGTCACCCAAATGGGCGCCGACATGAACGCACTCGGCCTGGAGGTGGCCCCCGCGAAGATGCGGGACTACCCGCCGCATGCCACCCACGATGCGGTGATCCGCGCCATCGGCATGGGAGAAAAGCCGAGCAACATCGAGCTGGAGCTCGTCGATGACGTCACCCGCGCCCTGATCACCCAGTCGGTGCCGGCCTACGTCTTCCCAGACCACCCCGGAGCGATGGAAAAGGTCATCGCCCGGGTGTCGTCGACACTGCTGCGCCACGCCCGCAAGGCCGGCCGCGACGCCGTGTCCGACACCGCCAAGCTCGGCAGGGTCCGCGACGCGGCACTCAAACGGCCGGTAGGCAAACGCGTCGGCTACGCCCGCGTCCTCTCCGGTAAGGAAAACTGCGCGTTTTGCGCCATGCTCGCCTCCCGTGGCCCCGTCTACACCGAAGACACGGCCACGCGCCGCAAGGACGGGAACCGCTACCACGACGGCTGCGACTGCCGGGCACAGCTCGTTATCGAAGGCAAACCGTGGCCGGGGCAGGAGGAGTACTTGCGACTTGAGCAGAGGTGGAGGAAAGCGACGGGGGATCTCTCCGGTGCTGACATGTGGGAGGCATGGAGACTTGACCATGACTCCGGCATCCCCGGCGTCGTGCTCCGCGCTCCACGGCGGGATCGCGCGCTGATGCGCACCGCCCCATACTTCCGCGATGAACCTCTGCCTAAGGCTAATCAACTCGTCAAGCATTCGATCTGGGGATGGAGGCCCAAACACGGTCCGGTCACAACGGAGACGGCGCGGAATGGGCATTCCTTCGACTCGATACGTGAGAAGGGCACGTTCTTTCCGAAACGGTGGACGGACCAGGACATCGCCGATGCGATTACCGCGACGATGGAAGATCCTTACCTGGTCGAGTCCGGCCCGGTGCGGCGTATCGCCTACCGTGAGATCGATGACGTGATGGTCGCCGTCAAGTGGGACTACAACCAAGGCCGGGCCAAGATCAACACGGCCTACCCCGTCTACGGAGCTGGCGTGCAAAAGTACGAGAAGGCCACAGGGAATCGCATAGACTGGGAAACGGACGCAGAAAAACAGATGAAGAAGGCAAGGAGGCCGAGTCGTGATGAATACTGAGCAAGCCATCATCGAATTGCTCGCGCTTCCGCAGCTTGCAGATTCGCCAGCCCGTGGCCGCTTCACATCTGGGGAAACGGCCGACGCCGCGTCGTATCTCGCGGAAGACATCGCGGAAGCCCGCGTTCGGCTTTCCGATGAACAACGCGACGGGCTTCTCGCCGGCATCGAAGAGTACGCAGACGGCGACCGCGACCTTTTCGAGGCGTACGCGCGCCTGCTGAATCCCGAAAACTGGGAATAGCCATGTAGAAGCCACAGCCGCGGGGTGCGAGTCCCCGCCATGGCACTGCCCCGCACCACACCCGTGGTGGCGGGGTTTTCTTATGCCCGAAAACTGAACGATCGCCCTGGAGGGATCATCATGTCGGAGGAAAACACCGCCACCGAGTCCACCAACGAGGTGGCAGCCAACGAGGCCCCGGGGGCCGAGAAGGCATCCGAGGAACGCACCCCGGAGTCCTACATGGACGAAATCCGCAAGCTGCGCGAGGAGTCCGCCGCCATGCGCCGCCAGCGCAACGAGCTGCGCGCCGACGCCGAGGCGTGGCGCGAGAAGCAGGACGCGGAGAAGTCCGAGCTCCAGCGGCAGCAGGAGCAGCGAGCCGAGCTCGAGGCCAAGCTCGCCGACACCGCCGCGGAGAACACCCGACTTCGCCTGGCCGCCAAGTACGGCATCGCCGAGGAGAACCTCGACTTCCTGGGCTCCGGTAGCCCCGAGGAGATCGAGGCCCGCGCCAAGCGCCTGTCCGAGCTGCAGCAGTCCCAGATCGAGAAGCCGCCGTCCAACGTGCCGGTGGAACAGCTCGGCGGACCCCGCCCCAAGCAGGACGAGACCCCGGATAACGCGTTCCCGCCCAGCTGGCCGGTATAAGCCGCCAGCACCAACCCATCCACTTCCCGTTGAAGGAGGAAGACATGGCCACGCCCATTCACTTCACCCCGGCGACGAACATCACCGCCAAGGCGGCCGAGGCGCTCACCCAGGGCACCTTCGTCGTCGTCTCGGCCGAGATGGACGGCCGGAACCCCGTCGTCAAGCCCGCCACCGCCGACGCCATCGCGCTCGGCGTCGCCGCCCACGACTGCGCCGCCGACGACTACGTCACCATCTACCGCATCGGCGTCTACGAGCTCGCCGCCTCCGGCACCATCGCCGCCGGCGACTCCGTGTCCACCGCCGCGGCCGGCAAGGCCGCCAAGACCGCCGCCGGCCCCGTCGCCGGCATCGCACTGACCAAGGCCGCCAACGGTGTCGTCACCGTGGCGCTGAAGTAAGGAGTAACCAATGGCACGAGACCCGATGTTCCCGCTCGGCGCCCCCGAAGTCCGGGACGGCGCGATCACCATCGACATGATGCTCAACGAGCCCACCCGCATCGACAACTACGCGGCCCGACTCGTCGAGCGCGACCTGCTCACCCAGGTCATTTTCGGCAACGTCACCACCTCCGGCGGCGCCCTGCTGTTCGACCAGCTCGTCAAGAACGAGGCTACCGCCACCGACAAGCCCGGCGTCATCGCGCCGGGCGCCGAGTTCCCGGTGCTGCACACCCCGGACGGCGAGCCGATGGTCAAGCGCGTCCAGAAGACCGGCGGAAAGTTCGGCATCACCGACGAGGCCCGCAACCGCAACGACGCGGTCCTTCTGCAGCGCAAGATCTCGCAGGTGGCCAACACCATGGTCAAGGACCTCGACGAGCGCGGCATCAAGGCGCTCTCCGATGCGCTGACCGTGCTCGATGATCGGGCCCTGACGGTCGCTTCCGGCGGCTGGGCGGCGGCCGCCGGCGTCCAGGCGTCGGCCAAGACCGCGAAGACGGGCGAGGGCGAGCTGATCAACAACCTGCTCGACGCGCAGCTGAAGATCCAGGAGACCGAGCTCGGCTACAACCCGGACGTCCTGATCCTGAACCCGGCCGACGCGAAGAACCTCAAGCTGGTCTTCGGCGTCGCCAACTACCAGGAGATGCTGTCCACCTTCGGCCTGACGCTGCACACCACCACCGCCCAGCCCGCCGGCGAGGGCCTGGTGCTGCAGTCCGGCATGGTCGGCGTCATGGGCGTCGAGTCCCCGATCTCCACGGAGACCTGGCGCGACGCCTCGGTGCAGACCACCTGGTCGCAGACGTGGGCGACCGTCGCGTTCGGTGTCACCGACCCGATGGCGATGGTCAAGCTCACCAACCTCGGGGCGTAATCATGTTCGCCACCGTCGATGAAGTGCGCACACGGTGGCGGGGATACCCGGCCGGTCTGGAAAACGACACGGTCGAGGCTCTGCTGTCCGACGCCGCGGTGTGGCTGCGGGCGATGTTCCCGGGGATCCCGGAAACGCCGCCGGAGTCGCTTTCCGGCGTACTGCGGGTCGTCTCCGCGGCGATGGTCAAGCGGGCGCTGCTCGCTGACGGCGCCGAGGGGCTGTCCCAGCAGCAGGCGACGGCCGGGTCGTTTTCCTACTCCCAGTCGTACAGCAACCCCAACGGGGCGCTGTACATCACGGGACAGGAGCGGGCGATGCTCGAAGCCGCGCTCGATGACGCTGGGGCTAACGGCGCCCGGAGCATGGAGGCCGGCGGATGGTAGGCCCGAGGTTCGCGCTTCTCTACACCGTTACGAAAATCCGGCCGGGTGCCACGGTTATCAACGAGCACGGCGATGAAACCACCACGGCGGAGGTCACCGAAGAGGTGGCCGCCGCGGGGTGGGCGGAGCCGTCCGACGTCGACAAGTCGACTTTCACCGCCCCCGCCCATTACGAGTACGCCCTGGACCTCTACGCCGACGCCGGCCACATCGTGGTCGGTGATCACGTCGAGGTCGACGGCACCCGGTACGAGGTCATCGGTCGGTCGAACTTCGACCACGGGCCGTTCGGCTGGGCTCCGGGGCTCGACGTCATCAAGCTGGGAAGGAGCACCGGGTGAAGATCAAGTGGAACATGGCCGCGTTCAAGGCCATTCGCTTCGACCCCACCGTCGTCGGCGTGATCAACAACGCCGCCGCGAAGATCGCGGCTGCCGCCGGCGACGGCTACGAAACCGGCGCGTACTCCGGGACCAACCGCCCGCGCGCCTCGGTGATCACCGCGACGTACAAGGCCCAGCGCGACAACGCCAAAAACAACACCCTGGCCAGGAGCATCGATGCGGCTCGATGACCCCCAGGCAACCACCGCACTTCGCCAGCTGCTGCTGAAGCTCGTGGAAGGAATTCCCATCTCCACGCAGCTGCCCCGCGAGGTGACGGTCCCGCGGATCCGAATCGAGCGCGTCGGCGGCAAAGACGAAAACCGAGTCACCGCCTCGCCCCGCTTCGCGATCCAGATCTATGCCGCCGACGGCCCCGCCGCCGAGAGGATCACCGGCCAGCTCGCACTCGCACTGCTCGAAGGCGAGTGGCCCGGTACCCGCACCGCTACAGGCCACCGCCTGCGCGGTTGGGAGGAGGAGTCCGTCATGAGTTTTCCCGACCCTGACCGCACGGATCTCGCCCGATGGCAGATCCTCGGCCGCCTGCGCATCTCCAAGCTGCGCCCGGCCTGACCACCACCTGAATCACACGAAGCCCCGCCGAAACCGGCAGGGGCTTTTCTCATGCCTTAGGAGGCAATCATGGCCGATACCGGTCTCATCACGTCCATCGACGCCGGCCGCTCCGGCACCGCGTTCCGCTCCACCCGCCGCGTCGAAACCCTGCCCGAAACCGCCGTCGACGACCTGGAGGCCACCCTCGTCGACCTCGGCATCGTCGCCGAGTCCGGCGTCACCCACGCCACCAACCGCGAGACCGACGACCGCAAGGGCCTCGGCGGCGACGTCGTCTACACGCTGCAGACCTCCGTCGACAACACCATCGTCCTGACCCTGATGGAGTCCCAGAACGCCGAGGTCCTGCGCACCGTCGTCGGCGACGACAACGTCCTCGTCGACTCCGCCACCGGCCACGTCACCGTCCGCCACAACAAGGCGAAGATGCCGCGCTGCACCTTCGTCTTCGACTTCCTCATCGACCAGGGCCTCAAGCGCTCCCTCGTCGAGGTCGGCCAGGTCATCACCGTCGGCGACGTCGTCAACACCTCCACGGAGATCATTCAGTACGAGGTCACCATCAAGTGCTTCGCCGGCCCCCGCATCGACGGCGACTTCATGCGCGACTTCTACGCCTACACCGACGGCGCCATCGCCCTCGGCGTCGCCACCGGCATGCTCCCCGACGCCACCGAGGGCACCGAGTACGGCTACCAGCTCCGCGCCTCCGGCGGCACCGCCCCGTACTCCTGGACCGCCGTCGGCGAGCTGCCCACCGGCCTGACCCTGTCCACCACCGGCCACCTGTCCGGCACCCCGACCGTCTCCGGCGAGCAGCAGGTCACCGTCAACGTCTCCGACGAGAACGGCATCACCGCCCGCAAGACGCTGACCCTCCACATCAAGCCCACCGGCGACGAGCCGGGCGCCTAACCACCGCCCACCCCACAAGCCCGCCCCTGCCGTCGTCACCCGCGACAGCAAGGGCGGCCCACAAGCTTTCTCAGGAGGAACCCCCATGGCCACCCGCCAGCTCATCCCCGCCCACGACCCGCGCGTCATGGTCACCATCGAGGTCCCCGTCGAAGGCCGCAAGAAGCCCCTCGTCTTCACCGCCAAGCGCTGGGAATTCCAGCCCGAGCAGCTCATCGACGACTTCCAGGAACACCTCTCGTCCGCCATCGACCCCGAAACCGGCAAGCTCGCCGAAGGCCGCAAGGACGGCGAACTCCTCATCGACTGGTGGCTCGACACCCTCGACCTCCCCGACGCCGACGAGCTCAAGAAGCTCACCATCGGCGAGCGCAACCAGCTCTGGATGATCTGGCGCGCCGAATCGGAAATCGACCTGGGGGAATCCGAGGCCTCCTAGCAGCACTGGAGGCCGACCCCGAACTGCGGACCGCGCTGACCCTCGACCTCCTCGAGCTCGGCCGATCCATCCACGACATGGGCACCACCGCCCTGTCCTGGATCGAAGTCCGCACCCTGCTGACCGCCACCAGATACGGCTCCTACGTCACCGAACACCGAAGCCCCGGCACGAGCCTGCTCTCCCCGGAAATGCGCGTCATGACCGCCATCGCCGACGCCACCCGCGCCGCCAACTGGCAACGCACCGGAGACCGCAACGCCCCCAGGCCACCGCCCATCTGGCAGGAGATCTACCCACCCCAACCAGAACCCGCCGACGAGGAAGCAAACGACCGAATGGTCGAAGCAACCCCCGAGGCATTCGCCCGCATCCGCGCAGAAATCGCCGCCAGGCGCAAAATCGCCGTCCCCGCCGACGGCCCGCGCGAATAACCCGAGGAGGTCCCCATGGCCGAGGAACTCGCCGTCGTCTACGTCCCCATCGTCCCGGAAACCTCCAAGATCGCGCCGGGCGTGCGCTCGGCGTTGGGTGGGGCGGCGAAGTACGCGGAGCGCGACGGCGCCGGGATCGGTTCGAAGCTGTCGACGGGCATCGGCAAGACCCTCAAGACCGGTGCGGTGGCCACGGGCGCCGCTGTCGCCGGCGTGCTCGGCGCCGCGATGACCAAGGGCTTCCAGCGCCTGACGGCCATCGACTCCGCGGAGGCGAAGCTGTCGGGTCTGGGGCACACCGCCGGCAGCGTGTCGTCCATCATGGACGATGCTCTGGCCAGCGTGAAGGGTACCGCCTTCGGCCTGGGTGATGCTGCCAGCGCTGCGGCGTCGGCCGTCGCGTCCGGCGTGAAGCCGGGCAAGGACCTTCAGCGCACGCTGAAGCTCATGGGCGACGCTGCGGCGATCGCGGGCACCGACCTGGGGTCGATGGCGGGGATCTTCAACAAGGTCGCCGCCTCGGGGAAGCTCCAGGGCGACGTGCTCGCCCAGCTCGGCGACGCGGGTATCCCGATCATCCAGCTGCTGGCCCAGGAGATGGGCGTCACCGCCGGAGAGATCACGAAGTTGGCGGCGGAAGGCAAGATCGGCTTCGACGAGCTCCGCAATGCGATCGAGACCGGCATGGGCGGCGCCGCGCTGGCGGCGGGCCAGACCTTCTCCGGCGCGATGGACAATGCGGGTGCCGCCCTCGGCCGCCTCGGCGCGGCCGCGTTGGAGCCGTTCTTCGACGATGCCCGCGATGGCGTCGTCGGCTTCACCGGAGTCATCGATAATCTCACCGACCGCGTCGGCCCGGCCGCGCAGGCGCTGCGGGACTGGCTTGGCCCGGCGGCCGGTTCGGTCGTCGGTTTCGTGCGTGATCTGCGCGCGGAGGCGACGTCGCTGGGCCCGGTCATGTCCAACACGACCTCGACGTTCTCGCTGCTGCTGGATACGGCGTTGTCCCTGGCTCCGTCGATCGCCACGATCACCACGGAGCTGCTCAAGGTCACCGGCGCGATCTCCATCGCGACGTGGCAGACGCTGCTGTCGGTGCTCACCGGCACCGCGGCGGTTGCCGATGCGACGCTGGTGCCGGCTCTCAATGTCCTCGCCGGGGTGCTGGAGTCGTCGGAGCTCGCGTCGCTTGCCTTCGGTGCGGCCTTGCTGGGCCTCGTCAGGGGCAAGGCGATCCTCGACGGCTTCGGCAAGGTGTCCAAGCCGCTGGCGACGGTGGCGACGACGCTGCAGGACTACGCCGGCGCACTCGGAGAGGTCGGCTCCAACGTCTCTTCGGTGTCGCGGGCGCACCCGGAAATGACCAAGCTTGGCATCGCGACGAAGCTGCTCGGCGACAACGGGCAGACGGGATTCGCTCAGATCACCGCCGGCGCGGACTCGGCCCGCCAGCGCGTCACCGCCTTCGGCGAAGCCCACCGGTTGGCGGCGACGCAGGCCAGGACTCAGGCGCTCGCCGCGACCGACGCCTTCACCACGATCGACCGCATGGGCTCGCAGGCGTGGCACGGCACCGTCGCCGCGGCTTCGTCCGCTACCCGCGGCATGGCCACGGCCGTCGGCGGGCTCAAGGGCACCGTCACCGCCGCGTTCACCGGGATGAAGGGCGCGGCCACCGGGCTCATGAATGCCATGGGTGGCCCGTGGGGCGTGGCGATGGCCGGCGCTGCCGTCGCCGTCGGCGTGATCACCGCGGCGTACGGCGAGGCGAAGCAGTCGGCGGAGAACATGGCGCGAGCGGCGTCGTCGGCGGTCCAGGCGCAGCGCGAACTGGCGCAGGAGGTCGCGGGCACCACCGGCGCGATCGGCCAGGACGGTATGGCTGCGGCCACCGAGCTGGCCACGGCCCGCCTCGAGCAGTTCTACGAGGAGGGGCAGAAGGGCCGCGGCGTCACCCTCGTTCTCCGCGAGATCGCCGCGCGAGTGCCCTTCGTGTCCAAGGGGTTCTACGACGCGACGGAAAGCGCGCGTGCCGCTGCCGGGTCGTACGAGCTCCTCGAGGACAAGGCCGGGGAGCTCGACTACACGATGGAGGACGTCGCCCGCGTCGCGGCGGAGGGCGGCCCGAAGTTCGCCGCGCTCCGCCAGGCCGTCCTGGATACCGGAGCTGGCTCGGAGCGCGCGGCCGAGCAGCTCGATGAGATGCGCGCCGAGCAGCAGAAGCTGGTGGATCAGGCACGTCAGGTTTCCCCGGCGCAGGCCGAGGTGTCGGCGGCGATTCAGGACATCGCCGACAAGGCCGGCAATGCGGAGACGCGAGTCGAGAACTATTGGTCGGCGCTGCAGAAGCTCTCGGGCAACGCCCCGGACCTGACCGAAGCCAACGCGAACCTTCGTGCCGAGCTTGACTCGCTGGCGGGACAGTTCACCGTGGCCGAGGGCGAGGTCTCGGAGTTCGCGGGCGCGACGCTCAACGCATCGGGCCAGCTCGACACCCTGAACAACACCGCCTCCGGCGCCGTCTTCAACGCGATGAATGACCTCGGTCAGCGCATGCGCGAGGCAGCCATCGCAGGCGGCGACGCCAACGACATTTGGGCGGCGGCACAGCCCGCGCTCCAGGGCCTGGCGGAATCGTCCGGCCTGGGATACGACGCGATCCGTCAGCTCGCCGAGCAGATGAACATGACGCCGCGCGACCTGCTGATCTCCGCGCAGGTGGCCGCTGACCCCGCACTCGCGCAGGCGAACACCCTCAAGCAGATGCTCGAGACCGTTCCCGACGTCGTCGGCACCAACATGTTCGTCACCGGCGGGCCCGAGGCTATGCAGGTCCTCGACGACGTCGGAATCAAGTACAAGGTGCTCAACGAGGACACCGGCCAGATCGAGATCACCGCGGTTGCCGATGACGCGATGGCCAAGCTCGACGCCATCATCGGCAAGAAGGTCGACCTTGACTCGCTGCCTCCGTCGTCGGTGGAGGCACTGGCGAATACTCGAGATGCGCAAGCCGCCCTCGATGACATTGCCCGCCAGCTCGGGGAGGTCGACGGGACGACGGCATCGCCGACGCTCGACGTGGACCCGATCAGCTTCAACGACGGGATGGTCGGCGCCAACGGGCAGCTCGACGCGTTCGACTTCCGGTTCGTCAACGCAACTGCGGACCTCGACACGATGCCGCTGGATTGGAACGCGGGCTTGGCCCACGGCACCATCACCGGCGTCGATGACCGCCACGCGATGGCCTCCTCGGACCTCGATAACTTGCTGCTGGGCGTCAACGCCGGCGTTGCCCACGGCACGCTTGACGGCGTCGACGGGCGTCGGCCGCTGCCCGTGTCCGACCTGCTCAATGACCCGCTCAACGCCAACGCCGGAGCCGCCCACGGGACGCTGACCGTCCTAGATGGGCAGCGCCCGACACCGATCGCCGATCTCAACAACGACGGCGTTCGCACCGGTGCCCAGGATTCCCGGAACTGGTTGCAGCAGTTGATCAACGACTTCGGGAACTTCGCGCTCAACGTCCGCCTCAACGTCGTGCGCTCCATCCGCGATATCTTCTCCTCCGAAGGCGGAAACGCAGCCGGCGGCACCATCGGCGCCCTGGCCTCCGGCGGTTCCATCCTCGACCTCCGCCGCGGCGGCCAGCTACCCACCTACGGGCCCGGCAGCAACATCACCGACGGATTCCTCGGCATCGACTCCCAGGGCAGCCCCATCGTCCGCGTCGACGCCGGCGAGGAAGTCGTCAACGCCAAGCAGTCCGCCAAGCACCGCACCTTCATCAAGGCCCTCAACCGCGGCGACCGCCGCGCCGAGCAAGCCGCGGAGCTCACCGGCCTGGAAACCGGCGGCACCATCGGATCCCGCGAGGGACTCGACCGCGCACTACGCGAAGCCAAAAGCTCCCACGACATCGGCGCCCGCTACCAGTGGGGCGGCATCAGCCGCGAAGCCGCCGACTGCTCCGGCTTCGTCGGCCGCGTCGCCTGGGCCGCACAGGGCCGCGACCCCGACCGCGCCGGGCGGATGGGCACGACGGACACGATGTTGGCGGGGAGGTGGCCGGGCTTCCGCCCGGGCCGCCAGGGCCCGTTCATCGTGGGCGTCAATAGCGCGCACATGGCCGCGACGATCGACGGGATTCCCGTCGAGTCGGGAGGCGATGTCGGCGGCCCGTCCGTCGGCGAGGGCGACGGAGCGAACGATCCCCAGTTCTCGCAGTGGTACTCGCTGGCACACGACTTCTTCTCGCCCCCGTACGCCAACAAGCCGTCGATCACTGAGTCCTCGGAGTCGCTGGAGTACGGCGAGAGCGGGTCGCGGGTTACGTCGACGACCGAGGGCGATGGCCGCGCTGTGGCGCTGTCGCCGGAGGCGTCGGCCGCCGCGGAGTCCGGGTCGAATGACAAGGACTCGCCGTTTTACGGCACCGGCTCAGACTCGTGGTCGGGGCTGGCCGGCAACCTCGCGTCGGCGTTCGTGTCGGGGCAGGTCGCCAGCCTGCTGTCTGTGCTGGGGATCTCCGACCAGTTGCCGCCGATCATGAAGGCGGGAAAGACCTGGTACCAGCAGGTCGAGGACGACGCGACGCCGCAGGAGATCCAGCGGCAGGATGAGGCGATCGCTCAGACCGCCGAGCCTGATGCTGTTGCCGCGTCGACGGCTGATTCCGGTGCCGCTGCTGCTGTGGTGGATCCGGCGTCGGCGACGTACGCGACGCCGCAGGAAGCGGCGAAGGCCGCGCTGCGGCCGCGCGGCTGGGACACGGGCGCCAACTGGGCCGGGGTCGACTTCATCTATCGGAAGGAGTCGGACTGGAATCCGCTGGCGGAGAACCCGAGCTCCGGCGCGTGGGGTTTGCCGCAGCTCAACCCGGCCAGCGGGACGCTGCAGCAGTACCTGCCGGACAAGTCCCCGGATCCGTTCAAGCAGACGCAGGCCGGCGCCCAGTACATCGAGGACCGCTACGGCGATCCCGTGGAGGCCGAGAAGTTCTGGCGCGCCAACAACTGGTACGACCGCGGCGGCCGCGCCAACGGTGTGGGCCACATGCTCAAGAACACCCTGGAGCCCGAACGCGTGTTGTCGCCGGACCAGACCCGCGCGTTCGAGGATTTGGTCTACGGCCAGCTGCCGGATCTGTCGGGCCTGGCGGAGTCGCTGACGAAGGCCGCGGTCTCGGGCGCCGCGGGCCCGGCGGCGGGCATGGCCAACGCGGTCGTGCCGGGCTCCGGCGCGGTCGTGTCGGCGGCTGCAGGCCCGGCGGGTGAGCTCGCCGGGTGGTACGCCGGCGAGGTTGCGGGGAACGTCCAGTACGCGGCGGAGGAGTTCGGCCGCGACTTGATGGCGATCCCGACGTCGATGCTCGATTCGATCACCGACGTCGTCATGCCAGCGATGCCGCAGATGCCGCAGTGGCAGATGCCGCTGATGCCGGAGCTGCCCCAGGAGCCGGCCAACCGCGGCGCCGCCGCCGACCGCCGTGGCCGTTACGGCAACGGTGATGTCCATTTCCACGTCCGGGATGACCAGGACGCCTACATGAAGGGCCGCCTGCTCGCGATGCGCGAGCACCGCGGTCTGATTGGAGTGTGATCGAATGTCCAGCACCGAGTATGAACTGTGGCTGCGCGGCTGCGACGGTTCCGAGTGGCCGCTGCACGGCCCGGAGGCCCTGGGCCGCCCGGTGCGGGCGATGGCCGGCGAGATGGCGGAGTTCTACGACACACCGTTCGACGCCACGTACCGTGCACGTGTCGGCGGCGGCTCTGTCTACGCCGGGTCGATCCTCCGGGCGCCGCTGATCCCGCTGTCCATCGACTTCTTCGGCGACGAGTGGGCCGACGAGCTCACCCGATTCCGGCGCGCACTGCACCGGGACCGTGACTCGGAGCTCGTCGTGCGCACCAACAGGTCGGGGGAGCGGGTGCTCACCGTCCGCGAGGTCGAGGCCCGCGCGATGGAAAACGACGTCGACCCCGGCGCCGAAGAATCCGCGCGCTACAAGTTCATGCTCATCGCACCGATCCCGGGATGGCGCTCGGCGGCCCCGCTCACCGCCGAGTGGCAGTTCGACGGCCACACGGTGATGGGCTCGGTGACGATCGACAACCCGGGCAACATGCCCGCCTGGCCGTACTGGTCGCTGACCTCCCCGGCCGGGTGGCTGCTTCCCGACGTCGACCACGAGCTCGGCACCGAACCCGGGGAAGAGGAACGGATGATCCCCATCGACTTCCTCCCTTACGGCCGCGACGCCATGATCGACACCGACCCCGCCCAGCTGACCGTCGAGACCACCGACCAGACCCTCGCACCGCTTGCCGCGATGCGCGGCCAGTCGTTCCTGCACCCCCTGCCGCCGGAGACCTACCGTATGCGGCTCCCGGTCGCCGTCGACCCGCTGCCGGCCCTGCCGTGGAACCTGCCCTACGAGTGGAAGGTGTGGATCGCCCGCCGACTCCACGACCTCGCCGACGACATCGGTGCGACCGCCTTCATGCAGATGACCCCCGCCGAGGTAGGCAACCGCGTCGCCACTTGGATCCGCGACACCACGCCCTGGTGGGTGCCCACCATCGGCGACGGCCTCGTCGCCAACCTCACCGGCCAAGCCATCGCCGACCTCATCGCCGAGCACTACGGAACCTTCGGCGGAGTTGCCGGCGCCGCCGCCCAGATCCGCGTCTATCCGAGATGGGAGCAGCCGTGGTAGACACCGCCACCCTCGACCGCCTCGACGCCGCCTACGAATCCGGCATGCGGCAACGCCGCCGCCGCGAAATCAAGCGTCTGCGGCCACCCGTGGCCACCCTCTGGCACGCACGCACCGTCGGACTCGACCTCGCCGGCCGCATCGCCGGGGAATACACCGGCGACTGCGAATGGGTCGTCAACGACGTCGGCCGCGCCACCATCTCCATGCCCGAAGCCGACCCCCTCGCCCGGTGGGCCGCCGAATGGTACAACCGCGACAAGGACGTCGTCGTCCTGCGCATCGACAAGGACGGCGAGCGCTGGTGCGGCACCCTCTCCGACCTCGACGTCGAACAGCACGAGCAGGGCGACCGCACCGTCCACCTGACCTTCCTCCACGACTGGGAGCAGCTCAAGCACATCCCCGTCTACCCGAACCCGATGTTCCCCAGCGCCTTCCAGATCCCGAAGGTCTTTCAGCTGTTCATGAAGGCCATGAGCCTCCTGGCGCTGACCCTCCAGCTCAACCTGCTGCGCCATTTCACCGTCTTCGGCGGGCACCTCCCTGACGACCCCCTCCGCTTCGAGTCATGGGCATCAGCATGGAACTGGCGGGACTGGCCCATCCTCGTCGCCCCCATCAACTATCTCCAAGACCCCACGCCCCTCCGCTACCTCGGCGCCCGCATGGACTACTTCGCCGACCTCGCCCAGCCAATCCTCGAAGACGTCCAGCTCCACATGCGCATCGACCGATGGTTCGAAGGAGACCCCGACCCCTGGCCCGGCGCCCGACTCACCCGCAACGGCCAAATGATCGTGACCTTCCACGACAAGTCCGGCTGGTTCGGCGAAACCGCCACCGAAGGAACTCTCGGCCGCGGCCTCACCCGCACCGTCCTCGAAATCGCCGACGGCGGAGTCGAAGAAATCCGCAACCTCGTCGATGCTCGCCCCGACACCCCGCAGTACCACGTATCCCGATGGCTCGGCGTCGCGCCGGGCGATCCGTATGTGGTGTACCGGACCAGTGGTGCGGCGTCGATGGTGCGGTCGGCGCGGGCGTCGTATTCGCCGCCGACGGTGGGGATGATCACGGTCGGCGGGCAGTCGATGCCGGGTGTCAACGAGACGATGTCCGCCGTGACGAAGGTGGTGTTTAACCTGTTGGGTGCGGCGATCCCGGGCGGGGCGGGTTTCGGCACGATCGTTGACGACGCGGTCAAGCCGATTTACGAGAACACGACGTTGGCGTTCCAGACGCTTGATCTGGTGTTGCGTACTCGCCGGCTTGGCTGGGGCCATTACCTGGAGGACACCGACGTCGGGAACATCGAGGCGTTCACCGTGGCGTCGGTGGTCGCGCTGCGCGCGCTGAGGCGGGCGACGGACGCGAAGTCGGGGCACAGCCTCGACGTCGGCGACGGCGCCCCGTTCCTCATTGGCGCGCGCGGGGAGGGGCACTGGCACTACGGCGATCGGATCGGCCATGAGTCATTGCTCAGCCGCGACGGCCGGATCGAGACCGGCCAGGCCAATCGTGTGGCGCTTGCTTGGGCCGCCGATGAGCCGCATCACTATGCCGTGACCATCGGCGAGTTCCCGCGCCGTGATCCGGTCGAATGGGCGATCAAGCTCGCGGGCAGCGTCGCCAAGGACCTCCAACGACAAGGACTGATGTAATGCCCATTCCGCTGCAATCGAACCTCGACATGAACAACCTGCGTGATCAGATCCTGTGGACGCTGGTCAACCCCGGGCATCTCCTCGACGCGCCGCTGCTGTTTCGCCTCGAGGAGATGAAGCTCATCGCTGACCACTTCGTGGCCTGCGGGCTCCGGTTTCACCCGGAGCTGCAGGAGCAGTGGTACATCCCGCCGCGCCCGGATGCCTCGATCCTCGAGGCCGGTGCCGGCCGGTGGGTGAAGGGCCCGGCGCCCGGCGTGCCGCCTGCCGAGGCGACCACCGTCTCGCAAGCGCCGGACGATGACGCGAAGGCACTGCTGAATCTGCTGTCCGACGAGCAGCGCGCACAACTGCGCAAACTGCTCGGGGAGGAGGAACCATGAGCACTCCGACGCCTCCGTCTGAGCCGATCATCCCTCCGGGGACGCTGAGCTACGCGCAGATCCGACAGCTGTTCGAGGCCGATGAGGCCGCGAAGCAGAAGGTCCGGGATGAGCTCCAGGGTGCCGTCGCTACTGCCCGTGGGTGGTTTACCGACGGGTTCCTGGAAGCCCTCGCTGCCGCACTCGCCGGCGTTCCTCCACCGGGGTTCGAAAAGATCCTCGACGCTTTCACCGGCAACTCCGGCGCTGGCTTGCCCGCGATCACGTCTGCGCTGACGGATCAGCAGTCGAAGGTCCAGGAGCTCTACGACGAGCGGGGCCGTGCCCACGTGTACAGCCGAGAAAACCTCGCGTACCGAGGTTTCCAGCAACACAACCAGCGAATGCGGATCCCGTTCACCGAACAGGTCGGGCCGCTGGTCGGCGTGACCATCGACCCCGCCGGAGGACTGGTCCTGCGTACTGCGGGGTCCTGGCAGATCCAGGCGAAAACCGGCGTGTCCGGAACCATGGCGGCCGGCGCGAACTGGGCGCGGATGTGGATCGAGGCGTACCGGGCTGACGGCTCAAAACTGGCCGAGTCGTTTGCGACGTCGGTGCCGGGCGCCGACCAGGGCACCACGTCGGACGTGATGGCCCTGGTGATCAATCCCGAGGAGGCGGCGGCCGGTGTGACCGTGAGGGTCTACGCCGACGCGGGCCGGTGGAGGTACATCCTCGGCGGCCCGGGCTACACGTACCTGCTGGCACAGAAGCAATCCAGCACGAGAGTGCAATCGACAACTGACCCGGGTGACCCGGGTGTGTGGGAGGAGCAGCCATGACCATTCTCACGGGGCATTTCCGTGATATTGCGCGCCGAGCGTCACAGGGCACTGTGACGCTTGCGTCGACGATGACCAGGCCTGCCCAGGATGGGGTGGGGGAGGTGGTAACGCAGGAGCGGCATGTGCTCAACCTGGCCCGCGGTGCGTTTACGTCCCCGGAGCTTGATCCGGGGCCGGTCCGCGTGGAACTCAACGCGGGGGGCGTGCATAGGCGGTGGGATCTGCTGCTGCCGGAGACGGGTACCCACGACATTTTGACGCTGATCGACGCGCAGGTCGAGTACGCTCCGGCGGTTGTCGGCCAGGCGCAGGCAGCGTCAGCGGACGCGGCCCGGTCCGCGGCAGCTGCGGAGGACAGCGCGACCCGGGCGGCTACATCTGCCACCCAGGTCGATGCCGTCGTGGCCGACGGCGCCGCAGCGGTGCGTACCCAGCTGCAGGCCGATATCACGGCGACGGCCAGCGCGAGGACCGCGTCCGAGGCTGCTCGCGACGAGGCGGCAAGCTCCGCACAGACCGCGACGGACGCGGCCGCCTCGGCGACGTCGTCGGCGTCGACGGCCAGCACCGCCCAATTGGAGGCCGTGTCCGCCCGCGACGAAGCGAAGGCCGCGGCAGCCACCGCAGCTGACGTGCGTGCCGCGTTCAGCGAAGGCGGCGAAGTACGAACCTACATCGAGGGCATCGGCCAGGCGGCTGAATCGTCTGCCGCCACCGCGAAATCTGCCGAGGCGACTGCAACCGGCGCCGCTTCTCGCGCGGAGACCGCGGCGTCGACGGCCCAGTCGGTGCAATCTCAGGTGCAGGCGGCCATCGATGATGGCGCCGCGGCGGTGCGTGCTGCTGTGGCCGGTGATGCCGACCGGGCGGAAACCGCCCGTACCGCCGCGGAAGCCTCCGCGTCGGCTGCTCAGCAGTCCGCGGCGACAGCGTCGGCCGCACAGATCGCAGCCGTCGACGCCCGCACCGGCGCCGAGGACGCCCGCGACAAAGCAAACACTGGCGCATCGTCCTCCGAGTCCCACGCGGTGGAGGCAACTACTGCGGCGGCGACGGCCACCACGAAAGCTGAAGCCGCCCAACTCGCCGCGCAAGAAGCGTCCACCGTTGCCCAGCAAATCGTCACCACCGCCGTCGCCACGGCCATCGCCGAACTCGTCGACGGTGCACCAGCCGAACTGGACACCCTGCGCGAGATCGCCACGGCCCTGAAATCCCAGCAAGACCTCGCCTCCGCGCTGACCAACCAGATCGCCGGCAAGGTCACCGGTGCCTACGAAATCGTCGAAGCCAACCAAATCCCCAACGGCGCACCGGCCAACCGCATCACCCTGGTGGTGACGCCGCTATGAGCGGGGACGGACGACTCTGGGTCGGCGGCCGCGAACCCGAACAGATCTTTCTCGGCACCCGCGCCGTCAACACCGTCTTTCTCGGCGACCACCAGATCTGGCCACCGATCGGCCGCGTAGAAATCCACCAGTTCGCCGACCCCAATGGCCCCGGTCCACTCGGGGCATGGAGCCTGCCCGTCCCGTGGTGGGCGGCTTTCGCCGTCCCCGCACTCTGGGGCGGCGGAGGAGGCGGTGCCGGCGGCGACGGAGCATTCCGACGAGACGGCGCAGGCGGAAAAGCCCCAGAGAACGGCGGGGCGCAGCTCTCGCTCCTTGACGTCTCTCGCTCCAGAGGCGGAGAGCTATCGATCATCGTTGGGCGCGGTGGTGCCGGGGGAGCCGTCGAGCGGTCGGGCAGTCCCGGCGGCGACAGCCGAGTCACCTACGGAACCTTCGGCGAAGTGAATAAGGGAGGTGCCGGTGGATCCGGGTACGGCGACGCCAACGGCACCACAGCCAACACCCTCGACGTCACCAACTACGCCCCCGAATACCCGAAAGTCACCGGCGGAGACGGCGGCTCCCGCGACGGAATCGGCGGCGCGCCGGGCGGTGGCGGGGGCGGGGGAAGTGGAGGCACCTTCGGCGGGGCGAAACCGGGGCAGCCTGGGGGCAATGGTCGGGTCATCGTCGCCTTCTACTCGTCTGTTCAGCCCTGGATGTAGCCCTGCGCAAATCGCGCAAAAACCGGAACCCCCGCACGTCAAAACACCTGCAACCCGCACCAACCCGGTGCGGGTTTTCTCATGCATGAAGAAAGGAATATCAATGCGCACGATCCCGTATTCGACCGCGATGGAGATCCTCGGCTGGATCTACTCCAAGAATGGCCTGCCGTACCACTACGGCGGCAGTGGAAATCCCGGCGGTGACTGCAGCTGGTTCACGATGGCCGTCGCCGCGGCCCTGCAGGGCAAGCCCCGCACCCAGCGCTACGGCAGCACCGAGACGTTCCGGCTCGCCTCTGGCCAGGTGCTCGGGCTGACCCGGGCGGCGTCGAAGGCGGCGGTGCCGCGCGACGCGATCCTTAAGGTCGGCCTGATGCACGGCGGCGGTGGTTACAACTCCCACACGTCGGGCACCTTCTGCGGCGTGAACTTCGAGTCCCGCGGCATGTACAAGGGCGTCTCCGGCCACGTCGTCGCCGGTACGGCGCGTGCCTGGGATGACCCCTTGTACCACTCGTGGTGGTACCTCGACGCCAAGCTGGGCCCCCGCGCTGTCACGGAGTTCCCGCTGCCACCGCAGGGCTGGTACTACGGCCCACGCTCCGGCCCGGACACGTCGGTGTCCGGTGAGGCGGGGGAGCCGGGCTACCAGATCGACGGCCTCAAGCAGCTCGCCCGCGCCCTCGGTGCCCCGGAGACCGGCCGGTGGGCCGACGTCGCCGAGCGCGTCAAGCAGATCCAGCGCGACGCCGACGGCGCGCTGGGCCCGGCGACGGGCCATGTGGGCCCGAAGACGTGGGCGCGGATCGTCAGCCCGCCGCCGGCGCCGACCCCGACCAATCCGCCGGCCCCGCCGGCCACGCCCCCGCAGGAGGCCCCGATGGACCTGAACACCCGCCGCCGCAGCTTCGTGGAGGGCAGCGAGTTCGAGGATTCCCTCGGCAACTACATCCTCCACGCCGACCGCAACACCTACGAAGCGCTTCAGGAGGTCCGAGCCATGCGCGCCGAGATGGCGCAGATGACCGACCTCGTCTCCTCGCTGCAGGCCCGCGCGGCCTCCGGCGACGACCGCCAGCAGCCCGCCACCCAGTCCTAGAAAGGCACCCCTCATGCTCGATTCCATCCGAAATACCGTCCCCGAATCCGCCCGCGCGACGTGGTACGCCGTCGCCGTGGCCATCGTCTCCGCGCTGGTGGCGTGGGGCTACCTCGACCAGGTCTACGTCGCCGCGCTTACCGGCGTCGTGGGCGCTGCGATCACCCTTGCTTTCGCGATCATCCATTCCAGCTCCCCGTGGCGCGTGGCGCTCTACGGCCTGATGGGCGCGGTTGGTGTGCTGGCCGTGACGCTGGGCTGGGGCAGCCAGGTGCAGATCGACGCGGTGCTGGCGATCGCCGCCCCGGTGCTCGGCATCGGCGCCGCCGCGGCGACGACCACCATCGGCGATGCGGCCTACGTGGGTGAGCACCGCCTGGAGAACTGA